GTTGATTTGGCCTCAACTTCCATCCCCAAATCCGCATACGCCTTCACAATGCCAGGCAGCCCGCCAATCCTGGTTAGCTCCCTGTCAGTTGTAATAGTGACGCTGTCATCCCCACATACTATTGATATCCATTTGCGGCCCTTGCCGTGTATGTAGATCTTCATAGCGCAGTTCACTAATGTGTCGCCTAAGGAGGTGTCCGGCCACCCTGATTGCATTGTCCACGGTACGGAATATTTGTGGCCAGCAGCTGTGCAACCACGTGACAGTTGCCTCTGAAGAAGGCGTCTAACGTGGCGCGGTAATTTGCGAGCATACAGCTGATCAAGGAAGGTGAATGGGCCCTCAAGCATATGTAAATCGAAGCGGCTCTGATCGTCCTCAAGAAACACTAAGTGTTCATCGGCATCACACATCTGCTGGATGCATGCTATCGACTCGCTTAGTGATTTGCCGATATCGTCGGCATTCATTCCACAGGTGTAAACGAAGTGATGATAAGTTTCAACCTCGCTAGGTAGGAATGACTTAGGCCTGAGACCTTTGACGGTGTGTTTGGCAAGCCGCCTAATGTAGGGTCCACAAGCAACTGATAAGGCAGGTTCGCAGCCCTGAATCAGTCTGGGGTCTTTAAAGGCTGCCCCCATAGCAGCCAACACGTATTTTAGCATCTTCTCCCTCTTCACGAAGGCAGCTGCCTTAAGTATATTCCCAATAATACTAACGCCAGTCTCTTTGATTTTAATTAATATATCTCGTTTTGCAGGTGGGAAGGAGCGCACCCAAGCTAAAAAAGGAATTGGGATGAGTGCTGTTGCTATCATGGCTACAAATATATACAACACTGAGCGCGTGAGTGTTCGCCAATTGCGAATGATCTCCTTTGTGCGTTGTGGAGAGAAGTGGGCTGGCAGCATCTTGCCGACCCTCCCTGTTAGTGCGATACGCGTGTTGTCAACGCAGCTACGGGCTACAGCTGGGATATAATTGCGGCTGCCCCAGAACCCACGCACGCCGAACTTGGCGATGCAGTCTTGTGAATAGGGTTCGCCACACTTGAATGCGCTTTGAACAGGGGTGTCTTTCAGACCGAACTCGGCCATGCATACGTCAGGTTGTTCCAGGCCGTGAGTTTCGCCGCGATACGCTGATGTGTCGCCGGCCATCGCTGCTGTGAGTGCGAGGCTCGGGTCTGTCCAGTCCATGATGAAATTATAAATAATATGCAGCACGCTGGCCGGCCAAAGGCTCATGGCTGCCAGTACCAAGTGTGCTAAAAATCTTGGTATGAATTGTCGCATGCTGTGCCGTAGACTGCACTCAATGCCTGTCAATGCTAGGACAGGCCATATCCAGGCTACAGCTAAATAAAATTGTGGGCAGTTAAAGTCTACGCCACCGAAATTTAAAATGTCGTCGCCCAGGAGGCCAAGGCCGCGGGCCAGCGGTATGCCGGCATAGCGCTTGAAAACCTCCTCAATAATAGGGAATATCAGCACGCGGGTGATGAATGACAGTATAGTAATTATTTGCACTGCCTGCCATCCAAACGTATATACAACACGCTCCTGCAGCGGCTCTCTTTCCTCGGCCAACTTCAGTTTCCCAAGGGTGGTCTTGGG